TTTCTAAGTCTGGTGGATATACAACACCATCAGATCAAAAGTGGCGTTTTACTCAGTTTGGCAATCGAGTGATTGCAGCCAACGGAGGCGACAGGCTTCAAGGTTATCTCATGGGTACGTCTACCCTATTTGCAGACCTTGGTGCTGCTGCGCCTAAGTCTAGGTATGTCACAACGGTTAGGGACTTTGTAGTTGCTGGCTTTAACAACGGTTCAACGGTCTACCCTAATCGCGTGGAGTGGTGCGCGTTAGGAGATGAGACAAGTTGGACTCCTGCTGCAACAACACAGGCGGACTATCAAGACATACCTGACGGTGGACACGTTAAGGGTTTGACGGGTGGTGAATACGGCATCGTGTTTATGGATCGTGCGGTTGTCCGTATGTCCTACGTTGGAAGCCCGCTTGTATTCCAGTTCGACACGATCTCTAGGGGTTTGGGTTGTATGGAGCCAAACTCAGTTATTCAGTATGCAGGTTCGAGCTTCTTTTTGTCTGACGACGGGTTTTATGTCACAAACGGGCAGGAAGTTAAGTCTATTTCGGTGGAGAAGGTAGATAGGTGGTTCTTTAATACCGTAGATATATCTCAGTTATCCACGATGTCTGCTGCTGTAGACCCGCTTAAGAACCTTGTTATATGGTGTTTCAAGACCGTAGACCAAACGACTGCGCTCTTGATCTACAACTTCAACCTCTCTAAGTGGTCGTACGCTGAGATCAACGCAGATACCATTGCTTCGTCTACAGCGATCACAACAACCTCGTCCTCTGGCCTTACCTTAGAGCAGCTAGACTCTTTTGGTGGTCTTGATTCGCTTCCTGCAAGCCTCGATTCCTTTGGTTATACAGTGACCTCTACCCTGCTAACAGGGACATTAGGCGCAAAGATCATTGCCTTCTCCGGTTCTAACCTAACAGCGAATATCGTGACACCGGATCTATCTCTGAACGACATGCCTTCAGTGATGACACTGATTCGACCTGTCATTGACGGAGGAACTTGTTCCGTACAGGTCAACTCAAGACGCAGGCTAAACCAACAGACAGACTTTACGGGTTCTACTTACACGAGCAACGACGATAACCGCATCGGATTACGCTCCGCGGGAACTTATCATCGGATTAAAGCAATACCTTCTGGCGTTTGGTCGTCTGCGGTTGGTTTAGATGTAACTATCGTTCCACAGGGTATGCGATGATCTTCAGGACGCTGCCTCCGTTTGGTGGCGATCAGAGAGCCGTTGCCGAAATTGTCCGTGGCATCATGGACGGTAAGACCAACAACACCGGAACGGTAACGCTCAACACAGGAAACGCCACCACAACCACGATAACAGACGCGAGAATAGGGGTAGAGAGCAAGATTATTCTTATCCCTTACTCTGCTGCTGCCTATGTGAGTGGACTGCCATACGGTTCGTTTTTCGACGTTAACGACCAAACGGCAGTCACGTTTTCTAATACGGATCTAAGTAACAACGTCTACTTGTCAAACTCAAGTCGGATTAACGTCAGGGCAGCGGGGAAGTACAACCTTCAGTTTTCTGTGCAGTTTGCAAACGCTGACACACAGATCCAAGACGCTGACTTGTGGCTGAGAAAAAACGGTACTGACCTTGCAAACTCTAATTCTCAGTTCTCGATTCCTAATTCTCATGGCGGAACAGACGGGCACTTGATTGCTGCCCTTAACCTTTTTGTTGATCTCGCGGCCAATGACTATGTTGAACTTATCTGGGCGGCAACAAGCACACAAGTTAGAGTTGAGTACATAGGGACACAGTCAAGCCCAACAAGACCGGCAACACCGTCGGTTATTCTGACGATGCAACACATCTCTGATGGGCCTTTAATTTACGTTTCAAGCGTAACGAACGGTTCTGCGACTGTTACGCACTATCCTAATTCAACGTCTGATATGACATACGGATATGTGGTGGTCGGATGAATGTGCAATACATCAAACAAGACGAGCTAAGAAATGTCTGGCAGTACATCAAGCCAGGGTTGGAAGTCATCCTTAAGAAGAGCCCAGAATCGTGGATACCTGAAGACATTTACTCGGACTGCTTTACGGGAAGATCACTTCTTTGGGTGTTTGTTGAGGATAACTCTGTTGTGGGCTTTGTTGTTTTGCAGCCTATCGGCGATAATTTGCATATTTGGTGCGCTTATGGCAAGGGAGATAGTCGTGCAGGCTTGGATCATGTTCTCGGCATTGCGAGAAGTGGTGGCGCGAAAACTATCAGCTTTGATTCGTGGCGTAAAGGCTGGGATCGCAAGGCTAAGGCGTTAGGTTTTAGACCCCGTAAGTGGGTGAGAGAGGTTTAACATGGCTGGCGGTACGACAAACACGGTTACGAGAACCGAACTTGACCCGACGATGCGTCCTTATGTCCAGTACGGACTAAGCGAGGCACAAAGACTCTATCAACAGGGTGCTCCTGAGTTCTACACAGGCCAGACCTATGTAGGCCCGTCTCAGCAGACGCAATCTGCGCTCTCTGCGATGCAAACAAGGGCTATGCAAGGCAACCCGCTTGTGCCTTTAGCGCAACAGCAGTTAGCAACGACGCTCGGTGGTTCTCGTGCTGAGACATTAGCAGGCGCAACCAGTCCTGTCTTAGCTAATACGGTTGCAGGCGGTTATCTCGGACAGAACCCGTACTACACGGCAGCACTACAGCCTGGGTTCCAAGCAGCAACAACTCAGTACCAAGACGCAATCAACCAGATGCGGTCTCGCGCTTCTCAGGCGGGGCGTTACGGAACTAACGAAGCCCTTATGAGTCAAGAACAACGCGCACAAGGCGCACTTGCTAACGCGCTTGCAGGGCAGGCTGCACAGTTGGGCTACTCCGGTTACGAGGCTGAGAGAGGCAGGCAGCAACAAGCACTAGGCATGGGTCTGGATCTCTACGAAGCAGAGAGGGCTAGACAACAAGCGGCGATCGGTGCTGCTCCAGGCTTGGCTGCACAGGACTACACGGATATTGCACAACTTGCACAGGCAGGTCAGGCAGCAGAGACCTACCAACAGGCAGCCCTGCAAGACGCTATCCAGAGATTCAACTACCAACAACAAGCACCTTACGCAGCCTTACAGTCATTCCTCTCATCTTCCTTTGGTGCGCCACAAGGGATGCAGACGGTTGCGCCTAGTTACTCTAACCCGCTTGCAGGTGTACTTGGTGCAGCACTAGCAGGAAAGGCTTTGCTGTCGTGAGCGGCGTAGAACCGATCATTGCAGCCGAGGTTATTGGTTCTACTGCTGCCGCTGGTGCAGCCGAAGCCGCTGCTGCTGCCGCTGCTGCTGAGATGGCTACTGCTGCTGCAGCTTCTCAGGCTGCCGCTTCTGCTGGAACTGCTGCCGCTGCCGCTGGCACTGCTAATCCATTTCTAGCATCTGCTTACGGTTCTTTGCCTGGGATGACAATGGGTTCACAGCAGGCGGCTATGCTTGCAGCGCAGACGGGTGAGTTTGGTTTACCTGGGCTTATGTCTACGGGTGGCTCTGCGACTTATGCTGGTGCTGGTGGCCCGTTAGCTAAAATGGCTTTTTCCTCTGGATCGCCTACGGCTATGCGTATGGGTATGCAAGGCATGAATATGATGCAGCAGTCAGCCCCGCAAGCACCGCCTCCTCCAGGCATCAAGCGCGGACAAGTACCGCAGGGTGTAGATTTTAACTCGTTGCTCGCTCAACCAGTGCAACGCAAGCGCATCTCTCTGTTGTGAGGGCAAGATGGACGAATACTTAGCTCGATTGTTTGGAAGCCAACCGTCTTACATGGGGCAACTCATGGGGGAAGACGACGCAGAAAGGCTTCGCCAAGAAGCGCAGCGTCAAGGTTTGTTAGGGACGGGTATCGGTTTGCTTATGGCTTCTGGGCCTTCTGCACAGCGTCAGAATATCGGGCAGATTGTCGGTCAGGGGTTGATGGCAGGACAGCAAGCCTACCGTGGTGCAATGCAGCAAGCGGTGCAAGACAAGATGATGGGGTTACAGCTTGCTGAGATGACTCGTAAACAACAAGCAATGGAAACTGCAAGAAAAGAGTTGCCTAGACTTGTACAAACTACCGAGACACCTGGAGCGCAAATCCCTCTTCCGGTTCCAATGGATGAAGAAGGTAATGTCATGCCAGAGGCGCGTATGCCTGGGCAGATTACGCGAGCAATTAACCCGCAAGCGGCATCTGCACTTCGTGCGGCATTAGATCCAGCCTTATACGAAAAAGTTATGAAGGCGGCGGAAATAGAAACCAAAACCAACGAGCCTAAGTACGAAAAAATTGGCAATAGAGTTGTCGCTATTAACCCTGATGGGACGGTCAAGGTTCTTTATCAAGGGCCACAAAATCTTGAATTTAGGGCCGTCGGCGATACGGTTTTTGGTCTTAATCCTGAGACTGGCGCAAAGGTTACGGAATTCAATGCGGAGTCATCTCCACTACCTCCTGCTGCAAAGGTATATGCTAGGGTTTACTTCCCTGGTATTGCATATACGTCATTGAGTCCTGAGCAAGTAGCACAAGCAATGAACTGGGCGCAAATGGCAAGCCCTGCTGACGTTGCTGCTTTAGAACAAAAGAATGTTGAATTACAGGCAACGGTAGGAGTAAGAGGCCCGTCTGTCCAACAGAGACCGTTACTAGCACCTCCTGCCGCCGCTCCTCAAGCTACCCAGCAAGTTGCCCCGCAAGTTGCGCCTCAAGTTGCACCTCAAGCCACTAGGCAAGCACAGCCTGCGCCACAACCAGTTGCACAGCCTGCGCCAACACAAGCAGCACCACAACAAGCATTGAAAGCACCTGTTTCGGGAGAACCTGCTTACACGCAATCAACGGTAGACAATCCGACGGTTGTCAATCCTGCTATCCCGTTAAAAACTCGTAATGAGTTTAAGTCTAAGCAACCGCAAGTAATGACAGCAACTACGTCAATGCTTAGGACATATCGAGATACGCAAAACGATATTAGGAATTTATTGAATAATGATGAAGGGCTTAGGGCCGCTACTGGTTTTGGGGGTGAACTTATCTCCAAGGTTTCTGGGACACGGGCGGCAGACGCAAAAGCAATTATAGACAAATTAGCTAACCGTAGTTTTGTAACTGGTCTTAACGAAATGAGAGCAGCATCTCCAACCGGAGCCGGTGTTGGAGCGGTCACAGAAAAAGAAGGTGCAAGGTTTGAAAATCTTGTTGCTAGCTTGGCACAAGCGCAAACATACGAACAGTACAAAAGCCAGTTAATTGAGTTAGACCGTTATCTGTCGGAAGTGGCTGTAGCTACTAAAAATGCTTATGAGCAAGACTTTGGAAGAAACCAAACAATCAATAGTGTTTTCTCGCAAATGCCAAAGCCTTTGACGCAGCAACAAGTCACCCCTGGCGATCTTGGTAGTGCTGCGAGACAAGAGCTTGAGAGAAGAAAGCAAAGGAAATAGTGATGGCTATTGATCTAAGCAAGCTATCAGATGCAGACCTTGAGGCGTTAGCCAATAACGACCTATCTAAGGTCTCTGACCTTGGTCTTAAGTACATTGCTAGACAACAACCAGTAGATAGGCCCATAGAAGAGCGTGTCTCTCGTATCCCTGGGCTTGTGGCTAGGGGTATGGCCCCTTCAATGATGGGTGCTGCTCTTGGTGCTCCTCTTGGCCCTGTTGGTATGCTTGCTGGATCTTTAGCCGTTCCTGCTGCTGAGTTAACTTCACAGGCTTATAACGCGATAGTCCCAGAGGAATACCAGTTAAAAGTAACGCCTTCTCAAGCTATTTCTAACCTGCTTACGCAGATTGGTTTACCGCAACCGGAAACAACGCCAGAACGCATGATTACGCAAGGTTCTAGCGCGTTAGGCGGTACAGCGGCATCAATCCCTGGGTTTATGCGCTTAGGTCAGGTTGCAGCAACCCCAACAGGCAGAGCGGTTTCTACGCAAATGGCCGCCGCCCCAGGTTCTCAAATGGTTGCCGCTCCTGTAGGTGCTGCGACAGGCGAAGCTGTAGAAAGCGCGACAGATTCTCAGCTTGCAGGCATGTTTGCCAATGTTGTTTCCGGAGGTCTAGCCGGTGCAAGGCGTGGAGAGAAACCAACGGTTCCAACAAGAGAGTCTGTCAAAGACGCTGCTAGAGCAGCTTACGAGGTTGCTACGTCTGCTGGCGTTATTGTGCAACCTAGTAGCTTTCAAAAGCGTTTAAGCGACATTGAGACTACAGTCAAATCTGCCGGTTTTGATGCAGATCTACACCCTAAAGTAGCCGCTGTTTTAAGGCGTTTCCAAAACGAAGGGCAAACGCCAAAAACGTTAGACGAACTAGAGATTTTAAGGCGTGTCGCAAACAGTGCCGCTGGATCTTTAGAAAAAGATGAACGCAGGCTTGGCCGCATGATTATCTCTAAGCTAGACGATTACGTTGAGAACCTTGGTCAGGCTGACTTGATTGGTGGTAATGCTGCTGCTGGATCTACCGCGCTAAAAACAGCAAGAAATTTGTGGTCAAGAAGCGTCAAGACAGAAACCTTGGACGACATCATTGAGAAGGCTACAACGTCTGCGTCTCAATATTCTCAGTCAGGCATGGAGAACGCGCTTAGAACGCAGTTTAGACAATTGGCAAACAACAAAAACAGGTTGAGCCAATTCAATAGCGAAGAGCAAGCAGCTATCAAGTACGTTGCTCGTGGCGGCGATATACAGAACGTCCTTAGATACCTTGGCAAGTTAGCTCCTACAGGCGTTGTTTCTGGAGGCCTTTCTACCGGAGCGGGTTATTTATTTGGCGGCCCTCTTGGTGCTGCTGTTCTACCGACCGTTGGCGCGGCTTCTAGATTCGGCGCAGAAAAAATGATGCAGCAAAACGTAGAGAATCTACGCAATCAGGTGCTAATGGGTAGGCAAATGGGTAGAGGAACGCCTACAATCTACAGTACGCCAGCAGCAATGCGTGGTTTGCTGTATTCGAATCAAGAGGCTGAGTAATGGCTAAGACGAAAATAAGTGAGTTTTCCTCAACTCCAGGCAATAACACCGACATAGACGGTATCGACATTGCCGAGGGTTGTGCGCCTAGTAACATCAACAATGCTA